TATGCATATGAATGTTTGGAAAAAGCTAGAGAATGAATCGAGACTGTTTCTAAATATATTGTTATAGTTGAATCAACAGTAAGTGCTAATTCTGTTTATAAATGTACTTTAGAATTTGCTGAAACGATAGGTACGTTTGAAAAAAGAGGAAATCGAAAAGTTTATATTCCTAATAATCCACATCAATTAATAATTGGTGTATTGGACCATTTTTCATTAATTCGATGTGAAGAAGGTAGAAAATTAAAAGAAGAAATCGATGAGTTATCAAAATATATGGTTACTCTGAAAAAGAAGTTACCGTTGTCTTGATTTGCGTTAATGCAGCAAAATCGAGAATCTTCTTCAATGGATAGAAGAAAGGCAGACTTATCAGAACCTGGTCTAAATGATTTGAAAGATTCAGGAAATCCAGGTCAAGATTCTGATGTAGTATTGCAATTATTCTTTCCGTTTAGAGAAAAGCTATCTACCTATCGTGGCTTCAAAGTACTTGGAGAAGATGGGATTGGAGAGGTTTTAAGAAGTATTATTGTAAGTAAAAATCGTTATGGTATAGCCAATAGGGTTATATGTACTGGTTTCTGGGGCAGTGTTGGATGATTTAAGGAGTTACCAGAACCAGACAAAATTACGGATTTTACTAAGTTCCTGACAGAGCGTGGTAATATTCCGTGCAAATACTGTACAGAAAACGAAGATGAATCTACAGTCGACAAAGAGACTGGAGAAGTTAAAAAACCTATAACGTTTAGTTTTTAATGGCAGTAACATTACCAACAACAAAAATTCCAGCTGAAACGCAGGATCCTAAATATTTAATATTATTTGGACTGCCTAAAGTTGGTAAAACCACAGTATTAAGTACTCTTGAGAATAATTTAATACTGGATTTTGAAAATGGATCTACATATGTAGATGCATTAAAAGTTAAGATTGATAATTTATCAACCTTAAAAGAAGTTATTAAGGCAATTAAAGAGGCAGGAAAGCCTTACAAGTATATAACAATAGATACAATTACCGCAGTTGAAGAAATTGCAAAACCTGTAGCTGTAAATCTTTATAAGAGTTCACCAATGTATTCTGAAAGATATGCAAATGTTACAGATATTACAAGACTTCCAAATGGTTCTGGATATAGTTTTCTTAGACAGGCCGTAGAAGCAATTGTGGATTTAATTGCAAGTGCTGCTGATAATATTATTATTTGTGGACATGTTAAGGATGTATCTCTAAGTGAAAATCTTGACGGTTCTGTTAAGGATCTTGATTTAACGGGAAAACTTAAGAGAATTCTGTCTGCAAGATCTGATGCAATTGGTTTTGTTCATCGTGATGATGAATCAAATCTTTGTATTAATTTTGGTCAGGATGGAGAAGTTTTAACTGGAGCAAGACCACAACATCTCGCAAATAAAGATATTATTGTTGCAGAAAGAAACGAAGATGGCACATTTACCTCACATTGAGAAAGAATTTATCCATCGTTAAAGAATGCTTAAAGTTTCATTTGAATTTGATGAAGTAACTCAAAAAGTTAGCAATGTAAAAGTCGAAACTGTAACCGCAGTAACAGCAAAGGACTTCGATTTACAGTTAGATGACAACAAGTTCATTTTAACTGCATCTGCTGTTAGTAAATTAGGCGCTGTAGCAGGCGATAGACTATCTATTAATTATTGAACAGTAGATAACGAAACGACTTATCCGATTATAAGTAAATCTGAAGTATTTACAGATGGTGCAGATGGAAACAAGCTAACTAAAAAGGGTACTGTTTCATTTAAAGGTCAGCAAAGAGTCAGCTTAATGAAGTTTGGCTCAATGTTTACATTCTCAGAATTTAAAGATAAAGATGGTGTAGTAAAGGACAATGTATTTGTTCTTACACCAGTAGATAACAGTAGCGCTAAAGAGGAAAATGATTTTTCCGATGTTAAAGAAGCAATGGAAGAATTAGAAAAGCCTAGCGTAGAAGATGTGATTGATGAAATCCTTGAAGAAGAGAATTGTGAAGATGCTCTTCCATTTTAGTGTTATTTAAATTATTTTTAATATGGGTATGTTTGATTTAAGCGCCACCACTGGTGCAAAAGAAAGTGGAAATTTCCTTCAGCCTGGTATTTATAAAGCAAAATTTGTTTCTGTTGAATTAAGTGACATTCATTCTCAGAATACAGGTCAGGATTACAAAACTATGAAACTTACACTCGATATAGACGGTTATGGAGAGTTCACTCACAATTTCTTTGAGCCTACATCTGCAGAAAGAACTGCTAGTCAGTTTGGACCTAATCCGTCTCCTGCAGAACATTTCATGATTGCAGTTCGTCAAATTATTGACGCACTAAATCCTGAGATTGGTCAAAGTATCGATGAAGAAAATGTTGTTGTCAATGGGAAGAAAGTAAACGTTAAGAGTCTTAACTTTGATCAACTTGTTAAATTGGTTAATTTCTGGACTACACCTTATGCTGGTACAGAAGTTGAGATTAAGCTTGTTCCTCAAAATAATGGATTCTCTTCAGTTCCTAACTTCCCTGCAAAAATCAATAGAGCTGGTGCTCTTGGTATCGCTACAAGATTTATTGGACACGGTCTTGTAATGAATCAGTCTGAACAGAAGAAGATTGATGCAGCAAAGAATGCTCAACCTACTAATATGGCTCAGACTACAACTGGTAGTACAGACGGCTTAGCAAAAGCTCTTGGAATGGATGACGAAGAAAAAGATCTTCCATTCTAATAAGCAATGTCAGACGTATCTTATGATCTAACAAGTACTATCAATTTAACTAAAGAATATATCCTTTCGAAGGTTTCTGAAGAAGAGATTTTTGAACATTATGGAATAAAAGTTCAAAAAGGTTTGTTTTGCTCAAAGATACGTAACGACAAACATCCAACTGTATCATTTTATAGGAATAAATCAGGACGGTTAATCATGCATGATTTTGGCGATTCGTCATTTATTGATTGTTTCGCATATGTTCAGATATTGTTTAACACCTCCTACTACATGGCTTTACAGATAATAGCCAACGATTTTAAATTGATTAGTCGTCCTGATATTCCTGTAAATAAAGCGAAAATCAAATACTCCGGAACCAAAATTGAAAAGTCAGAAACGTCTCGAATTCAAGTAGAAATACGTGAATGAGATGACGTTGATCTAAATTGGTGGGGAAGATATGGTATTACAAAAGAGACTTTGGATAAATTCAAGGTCTATCCTTGTAAAACAGTTTGATTAAATGGAAACATCTTCTTTGTTTATAGTGGAAATGAACGTTGCTACGGCTATTTTGGTGGTACAAAAGAAGGTGTAGAATATTGACGGATTTATTTTCCGTCTCGTCGTAATTTTAAATTTGTTGGAAATTGAAAAGCTACTCAAATTCAGGGAGCTCATTTACTTCCAAAGCAAGGTGGCGAAGATTTAGTAATAACCAAATCTCTTAAAGATGTAATGGTTCTTTACGAATATGGAATTACTGCAATTGCTCCTTGTTCAGAAAACGTGTTTGTTACAGATTCACAATACGAGAAATTAAAAACAAAGTTCAATCGAATTTATATCAACTATGACAATGATGAACCTGGAATAAAAGCAATGTGTAAAATTAAGAAGCAATTCAGGGATTTGAAGGTTATATTCCTCCCTAGACATGGAGGCGATAAAGATATAAGCGATTTTAGAAAGGCTCATGGTGATAAACGAACACGTGAATTAATTAATAACGTGAAAGATTATTATGGGAAAAACCAAGAAGAATAATATTGAACAAGAAAAACCAAAAAGGCAAAGAAGTAAAGCATATTCTAAAAACAAAGGAAATCGTTACGAAGCACAAATTGCTAAAGAATTAAGAGATCTTGGGTTTACTGGTGTAAAAACTAGTAGAAGTGAAAGTAAGTCTACTGATGATAATAAAGTTGACATCATAGATACTCAACATAAATTACCAGTAAACATACAGCTAAAAAAGACTCAATCAATTCCCTCATATTTTAAAATTCGAAGCGAATCTACTGTGGATCCAAAAACATTTGCTATTATTTGGAATAAACAGGAGAAAAAAGAAACTAATATTTGTTCTGTCGGCGAATGTGTTATTATAAGCAAGGAGTTGTTTTACGAGTTAATCAAAGATTATGCTAATTAATTAAACTTATAAATGCAACAAAACGAAGAATGCGTAGTTAAATTTCAAACTCGGGAAACTAAAATAACAATGTATTTTACCGAGGATGAACAGGGTCTTAGTATGCAAATGGCTATAGATCCTGAAGAATCGGATAAAGAACCGGATTTAGCAATGAGACTTGCAAGTATATTTTTACAAGTTTTACAAGGAGATAGTAGTCAAGAAAATGAACCAGAAATTATTACCAATTAGGTACGATTTAGTTCCACAGCGTGGATTAAATGAAGTAAATAAAGTTCTTACGTCAAAACTAGAAAAGCTTTACGTACATGAATGGATGAAAGGGTTATAGTGGACAGATGTAATTTCTTAACTTAAGAAGCATT